TGCGGCTATTTGAATCTCTGTATCTGCAACAAGATCAAGTTGCCCATCGGTACTAGAACTTATATGAATTGCTGTATCACGAAATTGAATTTTATTAGTAGTAGCGATAGTGGTTGCTGCTGCTATGTTTACAGCTCCATCTATATCTACTATGTCTAGGTTAGATGTTCCGTCTATATCAATGTCTCCACTAATATCTAAAGAAGCTCCTGTTAAAACACCCGCTACTGTAAGAGTAGAAGCCATATCTACAGCTCCGTCAATGTCTACAACATCTAAATTGGCTGTTCCATTTACATCTATAGAACCTTCTAAGTCTATATCTCCACCTATAGTTACATCGTCTGTAACTGTTAAATCGTCTTGTACTTTTAAATCTACAACATTAAGACTGGCAAAAGCGTCAACAACTGCTGCTCCTGAACCAGCTCCGTCTAGGTAAACTGCTTTAGTGTCACCGGGAGGTATCGTGATGTTAGCACCACTACCTTGAGAGATTATAATATTTTGAGAACCACTTGTACCATTTTCAATAAAGTGCATTCGATTAAGCGTGTTAGGAGCAATCGTAATAGTACAGGCTGAATCTAACGTTCCTGTATATTCAATATACATAGCTCTACCGGGGTCAGTTGCACCATCTGCTACTGTAGTAGTATGCGTGTCTGCGTTGGTAGTAATCCCTTCAGTTCCATAGCCTAAAGCTTCACCAATCAATTCTAAATTTGTATTTGTTGTTGTTCCCCAAGTTCCACTACCATCTCCAGTAGCCATTTCATTAAGTCTTAAATCATTTACATATGTACTAGCCATTTATTTTCTCCTTTAAGCTACTTGTTCCCAATTTGGTGTTTGTGATTCATCTATATTAGACCAATTTGGTGTTTGTCCGGGAACAATTTGACCCCAAACGTTTAATTTTCCTAAATTTGCTGTAGCAAATAATCCTGTTATAAAAGCATTTGCACTTGCTTGAACTGTTTCATTTCCAACAGCTCCTGTTAGTGCATCTGACGTTATTGGTAATATATTGTTAGTTATTAAACCTTCATTACCTAATGCTGTTGTGCCTAGAACATTTGTTATTGATACAGCAGCATTACCTGTAGCACTTTCTTGTCCAATAGCTCCTGTTCCTGTTAAACCAGTTACTCCTGTTAAAGCAGCTCCTGTAGAAATAGGAGTTCCAATAGCACTTGTTCCCGCTACTCCTGTAGTTGCAACAGGTAAAGCACCTTCACCAAAAGCTAGTTGACCCCAGCTTCCTCTGCCCCAACCGTTTAACTGTTGTGCCATTTATTTAAGCTATTCGTATAATAGCGTTTGATGCGTCAGCAGTAGGAAAAGTAATTGTAAATGATCCTGCTGTAGATGTTTTATCTCCGCCAAAATCAAATACAGCAACTGATGGATCACCTGAAGCTGTTTCATTAAAAATCATACAACCTCTAGCTGTAATTGTAGCTGTGCCAAAAGTTAAATCAGCAAAGTCAGTTATCGCTGTAGTTCCACTATTTGTAGGTTCTACTTTAGTTAAAGTTCCACCTTTAGCTGTGTAATTAGTTCCACTTGCTTCATTTGTTGTAGTGTAAGCAGTTGTTGCTGCTGACATAGTTGCACTTGAAGTGTATAAAGCTAATTTAAAAGTATTGCCACCTGTTGAAAAATTATGCTTTGCTTGTAAAAGTTCTTTTTTAAAAGTTGTGCACATTGCTTGTGTTATTGCCATTATAGTCTCCTAATAATATTTGCGAGGTCTTCTTGACCTTGTTTTTCTAATTGATTACATATAGTACACATGTGGTTGTTTATTGCCTCTTGCATATAGTATTTAATCGCTTGTTTGCATGCGTTTTTAAATGCATGAGCTTGTGCCCTTACGGGTGCAGGTGCGTCCTCACTAATAGAAACAATTCGATTAGTCGCCATTTCCGCAACTTCTTCTATCGTGTGACCTCTGTTATTGGTAGTGATTACTCCTAAAGTTCCTACTTCCGTATCGGATTTAAATGAAAACATTAAAACTCCTTTGGTTCGGGGGATGTGTTAAACTTTAAGTCTTCTCTTCCAATCATTCCAATAAATTCTTGTTTTTCTTTTTCTACTTCTGACCAAAAACCTGTTAAAATTTTACCGTCTTTAAGATACGTTATAACAGGATCATTTAATCTATGATACCCGTATAATTTATTTTTTATATCAACATCAGTGTCTAATAAATTTGACCGAGGAGCTATGGCAATTTCTATTCCTTTATCAATACATTTAGCTAACCAAAACTCACAACAAGCTCTCCCTGCTTCTGCGAAGTGTACATTTGTTGTATATGCAAAATCAACTCCAAATAATTGTATAGACTTTACTTTATTCCAAAGAGCAAAACCTATTGCATAAGCTACAGTATTACTGAAATAAGAACAACCTAAATCACCGATTAAAGCATCTAAAGGAAACTCTTCTGCTGAAGGTACTCTTTCATCTAATTCACAGGTATATATAGGATAAGTAATTTGAGGTAAACGGTTTCTCATCATTTCCGTCATATTTCCTGCATTTTCTGTGTCTAAAAACCTACTCATAGGATCCATAATAAAAGCTCTATTTACATTTGGTAAAACACCTACCATAGCATTAACAGCCCAAACTTCATCAAAAGTTACACTGTGGGTAGTTGCTAAATGATAATCAATTTGACTTTGCCCCATTGCAACTAAAGCTATGTCTTTACCTTCTAATTCTTTTATTGGTTTTTTAATCATTATTGTGGAGGTACTCTTAAATTATCGTAACGGCTTTCGTCTCTAACATCTTTAGACTCCCCTAATAATTTTAATCTGACCATACCTTCCTGGAATTTTTGATCATATAGTTGTATTTCTTGAGGGTTTAGTTTCATAAAAATTCCTGCCTCAACTAGACAACCATACAATAAAACATTAGAAGCATTAGTGGATAACCAAGTCGTTTCGTCATCTGCTCCTGAAGTTAAAGAATCAGGTCGATAAAAATAATGTAGCTCAAATGTAAAATTAGAGTTTGGAGTTGGGGCTATAATAAACGTGCTTTCATCAAATTCTGCATAATACAGGGGTTCTCCTGTAGTTACTGAGGTAGGGGTATAGTCTCTAATCCAAGAAACATGTTTTAATAATAAATAAGTGTAATTAGAACTTGAGTCTAAAACAGCTAAGCTAAAAGGGGATAAAAAATCACTAGGCATCGCTAAGTAAGTATTCGACGCAGTACCCGCACCCGTCACGTTTTTACGAAAAACAGGTAGTTGGACAGATTTTAAAATCTTCTCTTCAGCCTGCTCTATGAACGTAGGAATAGTTGCGGTAAACGTGGTTTCCGTGTTTTCCATATAATTTTGAATCGCGGTGGTTAGTCCACTTTTTGTAAATCCTGCCATTAGCTTGTACTCACTGTTAAGTCGCCTAGTGCCCCTGTTCCTTCTTCCCCACTAAACTTACTTCCAATATTAGGGTCATCTCTAAAAACCATTGCGTTAGTTCCTGTGTTACTAATAACTGTTGTCGATAAATTAGTTGTGGTGACTAGTCCTAGTCCTGATTGGGGTAAAGACACATCGGGTCTGGGTTTCCATAAAACTTCTGCATCTACTGGAAGATTTATAGGCTCTAATTGAGGATGTTTAACTTCAAAACATTCAGGACAAACACGTGCATGATTCCATTCTGTTTTTAAAGACAAATAAGGATATTGCCACCCACATCTATCGCAAATAGCTTTAGCATGTTTCCCCGAGGCATACGGCATTAAACATATCCCCTACTAGGAACTAAGTGAACAGAAGATCTGTCAGCATCGTATTGTAATGCGTTTAATAAATCTTTTTCGTATAGGGGCTGTATAACGGGAAGTTTTTGAGTATTCTTTTTTAAACACAAATAATAAGCTAAACCTGAAACTAAACAAGGTAAAAAACGACTTGGTATATCAGGATCATTAACAGAAGCACTTGCATCCTGTATTCTTTGCCAAGAATAGTAAATGAGTTTGTCAGTTGAGTTCTCGGGCGTGGGATAGAGATGGACAACAGGAGTTGTTAGTCTTTCTACCCAAAACTGTGTGGGACGAGACTGCGTTGCTTTATTGGGGATATTTATAAATTCATTACGATCAATCCTGGTTAATTGAAGGTCTGTTACAGTTCCATTTACTGTTCTTTCAATATACGCATCAAGAATATCGATGTCAAATGAATTTAAAGTGTATTCATTAGTGCCTTTTGTAAGAGCTTGAGTTTGTTTACTTACTTCCCACATTTGAACACCACGATTTGACCAATCTGCAAACATTATGTTTAAAGACCGCCTAGCAGTAACAGCGTCATACGAAGTGCGGGCTTCTAGACCCGCAAGTTCATATGCTTCTTCTATTGCTGTCGCTACATTTAAAGTGAATGCGCGAGTGCCTGATGTTGCCATTCCTACTACGCGTGGAATACCGTCAGTGTTAAGAACGTAGATACAGTATATTGAATATATATACCATCATCAAATAAAACTCCGTCGGAGGGTATTACTACGTCTCGTGTTGCATCAGCATCTCCAACAGAACTTAAACCCATAATACTTGTTCCTGAAGGAGAAGTATTTAAAAAATCAACAGTACCTGCAGTTGCTGTACTTGTTAAATAAATACCTTTAAGCCTACTTCTTCCTGCAAATATAACATCTGAAGCTGAAGTATTAACTCCTGCTGAAACATTGCCTGCTGGATTACCAACTGCTGAAATACCCGATAAGGTTTTAAAAAACTTAGTACCTGTCGCCGTTCCTGCATTAGCTCCTGTAATAGATTCTGTTTGAGCATCTCCATTAATATCAGTACCCGTAACAGTAAAGGACTTAGCGGCATCATTGCCCGCAGAAAGAATCGTTACAATCCTTCCATGACTAAGTGCAACAGCACCACCAGAAGCTAATGCTCCCCCTATTACGAGGGCTGCATTATTTCCAACAGCTGCTGCTACTGATATTCCATCGGCATCTAAAGCTACTGTATCTGCAGTAATAGTAACTGCTTGTACATCTGATCGTGCTGCCATAATTAACTCCTAATTTAGATAATACCTGTAAGGTTAATTAATGAGTAATCAGTAGTTACATTTACAATCATAACTGTACCAATTACCTGAATAACATCTCCTGCTGCTGGTCCAACTGCACCTGCTGCTCCTAGTGGAACTGCATGGTTACCGACAACAAGTGTTCCTGAAGTCAATATTGTAGCTGGTCCTGAAACTGAGAACCAACCGTAAGCACTAGCTGCCATATCGACAACTGTTACACCTAATGTAGCACCTGTAGTTGTAGCGGCTTGAACAATTTGAGCGCTTCTTGGATCAGGAATTAAAGTAATTCTTGAACTTGTAGTTATCGCTGTTGCTAAATCATCGTAGCAAGTAATAACAATAGAAGGATCGGCTGAATGGTCATGTGCTGGGTTAGATTTAATTCTAAGCATTTGACCTTCACCAGCAGCATCATTTACATAAAGATAACCGTTTGCATATTGGTTAAGAGTTATGTCAGTACCCGCAGTCTCAACTGAGATTGCAGTTTCACCTGCTGCGACTCCTGCTGTTGGGGTTAAATCAAAGTGATGAGCAATTGAAGCAGCGTGTGTAACACACTTACCTGCTGTAACTGCTACTGCTGCTAATCTACCATAAGCATAAACAGTATTACCATAAAGTAATCTGCTTCCTAAAGGAAACAGTTGAGTAAGTCCTGAAGTAAAAGGATCTACTGTACCATATTGGCTTCCGCCTTTACCTACTATGAAATCAGCAGGTCCATACCCTGTTGCTGCTGCATATTGAATATGTCCACCATCATCAGTATAAATATTACCGTCTGCGTTGATTACCAACCCGTCAGTAATTGCACCTGTTGTTGAATTTGTATCAATGGTTTTAAAACCATTTTCGGACCTGACTGGTCCACTAAATGTCGAATTTGCCATAATCTTTTCTCCTGAAAAAATAAATCTTATCGTCTCGGCTTGTCTGCTAGGTCAGTCGATAAAACAAATATAATTATCCTAGTAATTATACTATATCAGAAAAAATTGGGGTGTGTGCAAATAAAGTGGGCGGGTTGAGTAAGAAACCCCCGCCCGGGTTCCATTTAAGTTAAGTTAACTTATGCTCCAGGGCTACCAAAGACACAACGCGGATCTGAAAATCCGAATGAGTATCTTTCTCTAGCCTTATAGCGAACATTACCTGTGTCAAAATCAGCTTCCATTGAAGTTCTAATTGGCGAACGATTAAACATTTTAAATCCGTTCGGGCAATCAGTCTTAATGAAAAAAGCATCAGTGTCGGTAAGGTAATGATTCACAGTGTAACCTTCTGGGACCATGCCCATGTTACGCATTGCGTTTATATCATTATCTGAAGTTCCGACTCTGCCTGGTGTTTCCAACAATCTGTCAGCAGTGAACTGTAGCTCTTTAGGAATGATTAATTTCACTCCTTGTAGTGCTACTTTTAAACCGCGCTCGTCTGTAAAAGCTGCAATATCAATCAGTGCTTGTTCTAATGAAGTTTCGCTTAGATCAGATGCGGTAGAAAGTTCATTACGCAAATTAGGTCCACCCACAGTTGGGTGATCCGTTGCGCAAAGCTCTTTTCCGTCGCCGCCGACAAAACTTGATGAGAATGCATTGTTTAATACTGAAGCCGCTTTGACTTGCTTGGTGTTCGACATGCTACGAGCAAGCGCGCGAGTGTATCTAGCCGACAATCTGTCGTATAAATTATCCTCGACCGCTT